GTGGCTGCTGTGTAATCACCAGATATCCATACATCATCTTTTTCACTTTTATCAAAAATCCTTTCTATACTCGACTCAAGGAAACAAGTTCCGTGAGTAAGAGCAAATTGAGGATAATGATTCAGTGTTTTCCACATGGCAACTTGGAAAGGTTTCAAACAGAATGTTGAACCTATCCCAGCCGTGATCGTCCGAACCTTTAAAGGCTCCACTATCGGTTCAACCCTTACGGGAAGAGGATAGTTTGGAGGACGAGCAGGAAAAGAAAGATAACCATGGACTGATGTGTCTCGATCAGGTAGAAGACCTGTCGAAGACAGTTCTTCAGGTAAATCCTGAGAATACAGCCAATCGTAAAAATCATCACACGTATCATTTATACCATTCAAGATAGTCTGTCGCCATTTTTGAGCATAATTATTATGGATTTTCCATCGTTCTAAGATTTGGGGTTTAAAATCCCAATTTTCGATGTCAATTTCAGTCCATAATTTTCTCCGTTCATCAAGTGATAATCTACTTGGATTTCCTTTCAGATCTTTTGTGTCTGAAACTCCATAAGGGCAATTCAATTTTTTGGTTTGTACTAAATCAGGACGAACATGAAGTAAGTTCCGATTATTCCAAGAAAACCGAGAATCGTCAGAAAGACGATAATATTTTCGATTTTCTACCAAAGAAACGAAGTGGAATCTTCTCCAGAACGAATCCTCATCACAGAGGACCCGTTTACCGTAATTTGTTGCCAAACTCTCTCCGAAAGGGAGATTTGTTGTACAAATTATTACGCTAGAAGAGAATTTCCTTCCCTTTTCAGAGAGTTCTGCCATAGGCAGAACATAAGGACAAGTAGAAACTAGAGTTATAAACTCTAAGATATCTTTACCGTCTACACCCTGACCAATATCATCTAAAATAGTGATAGGTTGATGGTTATAACCATCCCAATGGTCAACGGAACATGTTCTTTGATACACCATGTCGGTCGATTTGGTTCCAGGAAAGAGCGGCTCTAAATTAGATATAATCTGATTTAATTGAGTACTCTTCCCAGATCCAGGATGACCACATAAAAGTATGACAAAAGGTTCTGACCTATCTTCTGGGTCACAAACCGCAAATTTGTCATTTTTTAGTATATCATGAAAGACTAAATCTCCTTTAACACCACCTTTATTT